AGAGGATCATTCGGTGCTAATGATTCTCAAATCTTGAATCATTACAAACATAGCATACCTTATCATATTTTAGATGAAGGTGGGAAACACGGAGGTCAAGTAGATGTGGTCAATTCAGTTTGTCCTTGTGCTGGTCTTTCAATGTTAAACGTAAATGCTAGTTCTGATTCTGCAACAAATGATTGGATGTTAGAATCAGCCAAATATGTTTTAGGTGAAGTAAAACCAAAAGTATTTTGGGGTGAGAATGCGCCAGGTCTTTATGGAAACATGGGTAAGCCTGTGGTAGAAAAACTAAAGAAGATTGGTGAATACTTTGGATATTCAATGACTTTATATAAGACTAAATCAACCCTACACGGTTTAGGTCAAGTACGTAATCGTTCTTTTTACTTCTTTTGGAAAGATGATTCAGTTCCTTATATTCCATACTTTAGTAAAGAGAAAGAACCCATTGAAGATTGTATTAGAAACGCATTTGTTTCAGATGATGACCCAATGAATGAATTGGTTAACGATAAGAAACCAAGTGATGACCCTTGGTATAGATACATACTAGAAGAACTACATGGTGGTATATCTCACAAAGAGTTCTTTGCTCAATTAGAAAAGTCTACAAACACTTTAAGTTATATCGAAGAAACACAAGGTATAACACACTATCCAGTCGTAAGCGAATGGATGTCAGAAAATGGATTTGATAAAGAAGCTGCTAAGTGTCTAAGGATAGATGCTAAATATAAAGCAGGCGGAAACATAATGAAACGCGGTGTCGAATTTGGTAAAGGTCATACCTCAGCTTTTGTGGGACACTTTGCCACACAATTAGTTCACCCCGACGAAGATAGATTCATTACTATCCGTGAAGCTTTATCAATTATGAAAATGCCAAAAGATTTTCAACTCGTTGGCGGTAAGAAAAATCTAAATATGATTTGTCAGAATGTACCAGTGAGTACAGCACAAGATATGGCTCAAAGCGTAAAAGATTATTTAGATGGTAAGTTGGATAGGTTTAATACACAGTTTATTAGACAAAACAATACCAATCGCTCACATGAGTTTGAAGAACACACACTCGAGGAGTTTCTTAAATGAAAATAAATGTGTACAAATGTCTTCTCGTAGTGTATAATAGTATACATTAAAAAGGATTAATTATGTCGTTATTAGATAAACTAAAGAAAAACTCAAAGATAGATGGAACAAATGTTTTAAGCAAGAGTTCCCTCTATTCACAAAAAGACGTATGCACGACATCAGTACCAATGATTAACGTCGCACTATCTGGCTCGCTAGATGGTGGACTGACATCAGGTCTAACAGTTTTGGCTGGACCGTCAAAACACTTCAAGACCTCATTTGGATTATTGATGGCTGCTGCATATTTAAAAAAGCACGAAGATGCTGTTTTATTGTTTTATGATTCAGAGTTCGGTTCACCGCAATCGTACTTCGAAGCATTCGGTATTGATACAGATAGAGTATTACATACACCAATTCCTAACGTTGAAGAACTTAAATTTGATTTAGTAAATCAATTAGAGCAAATTGAACGTGGAGATAAAGTAATCATTATGATTGATTCAGTCGGCAACCTTGCATCAAAGAAAGAATTAGATGACGCGTTAAGTCAAAAGTCTGTTGCTGATATGACTAGAGCAAAAGCTCTTAAAGGACTATTCCGTATGGTCACACCATACTTAACTATGAAGAACATTCCATTATTGGCAATCAATCATACTTATCAAGAGATTGGTTTATTCCCTAAAGCAATTGTCTCGGGTGGAACTGGTATTATGTATTCAGCTGACAATGTATGGATTATTGGACGTCAGCAAGAAAAGCAAGGAACTGAAATCAAAGGTTACCATTTCGTAATCAACATTGAGAAATCTCGTTTCGTAAAAGAGAAATCAAAGATTCCTATTTCAGTTACTTGGGAAGGCGGCATTGAGAAATGGTCTGGTCTTACAGATGTTGCTCTAGACTTAGGATATGTAAAGAAACCAAAAGTTGGTTGGTATCAAGCAGTTAACCCTGCAACAGGAGAAGAACTAACTGGTAATAAACGAATGGCCGATACTCTGAAAGCAGAATTTTGGAAAGATGTATTTGATAAAACTGATTTCGCTCGTGCGATTAAGAACAAATATTCCGTCGGTCATGTAACCATGATTACAGAAGACGATGAGAACGAAGATAACTAGTGACACATTCGGCTATGTTGAAAGTGCCGCTTCTGATTTATATTCCATCAAACTAAAAAAAGGTAGATGGAAAGGTGTTATCTTTACATTCGGCAAAGTAGATTTAAAAGAAGATAAAGAGAACGACCAGTTAGCAGTCAACTTTCAATATAAAATTGAAGACAGTGGTAAGAGGTATACCGAAGATGAACTTACAGATAGTTCAAAGTTTAAGGAATATCTAAGTTATATATTAAGATTTATATTAGAAGAAGAATTTGGTGAATATGCAGAACGTCCCGCGACTGATATTAAAGAAGATTTGTAATGATGAACAATTCGCTCGTAAAGCTTTACCTTTTGTAAAATCTTCGTACTTCGAAGGTTCAGAAAGAATCGCTTATGATTTGATACTTGAATTTATTACAAAGTATAATTCACTCCCATCAAAGTCTGCGTTACAGGTAGAGTTTGTAGACTCTACTAAAAACACAGAGAATAATCAAGATGTGCTAGATATAATCAGTGATGCCATCGTTGATGAAAATATTGATGATAAGTGGATGTTAGAAAAGACAGAGGCTTGGTGTAAAGAGCGTGCGCTATTTCTTGGTGTTATGAAGTCTATTCAGATAATGGACGGAAAAGAACAAGAGTTAGATACAGGAGCAATACCTGATATCCTCACAAAAGCTTTACAAGTTTCTTTTGATAGAAACGTTGGCCACGACTATATTGAAGACGTAGATGGCCGATTTGATTTCTATCACCGTGTAGAAGAGAAGATGCCATTTGATATTGATATGTTGAATACTATCACTAATGGTGGAATCACAAACAAGACTCTTAATATTATTCTTGCAGGAACTGGTGTTGGAAAGTCATTAGCAATGTGTCACTTTGCAGCTGCAGCTCTGGACCAAGGTAAAAATGTTCTATACATTACTTTGGAAATGGCTGAAGAAAGAATCGCTGAACGTATTGATGCTAATCTTATGGATACACCGATTGACCAACTCAATGCTCTAAGTAAAAATCAATTCACAGAAAAGATTGATAAAATCAAAGCAAAGACTCGTGGCAGATTAATCATTAAAGAGTATCCAACTGCATCGGCTCATGTCGGTCATTTCAGAGCTCTATTGAATGAATTAGAATTAAAGAAAGACTTTAAACCAGATGTTGTCTTTGTTGATTATCTCAACATTTGTGCATCGTCTCGTATCAAAGGACTTGGCGGTAATGCTGGTACTTATCATATGGTAAAAGCAATCGCAGAAGAGATTCGTGGATTGGCTGGTGAATTTAATGTTCCTATCTGGTCAGCAACCCAAGTTACTCGGGGTGGATTCAATTCATCTGATGTTGAATTGACTGATACTTCAGAATCATTTGGATTGCCAGCTACAGCTGATTTGATGTTAGCAATGATATCAACTGAGCAACTAGAAGGTATGAATCAAGTGATGTTCAAACAATTAAAGAATCGTTATAATGACCCAACCAAGAACAAACGATTTGTGGTTGGAATCGATAGACCTAAGATGAGACTATATGAGCTAGATGAAAGTGCTCAAGACGATGTACTACCAGATGTTCACGAATATACAATTGGAGAATCAAGTAACAATAACCAAGATTTTAGTTCATTCACAGTATGAGTTCAATAAACGAAGCAATTAAAAAATTTTTAGAGAAAGGTGCAAAAAAAACTGAGCGTAATATGAATGCTCACAATAAACCTTTCATAACCATAAAACAACATGAAACAAATAAACATTAATATAACCCTATCGGAGCTATTTTTCTATCTATCATTAGCCTCGGTAGTAGCATCAATTATCATTTGGTGTGGTGGCATGCCAGGCGTGCATCCAACAATGGCAAAAATGCACGGCATATTCGTGGGCCTTTGGGCACCTACTTTGATGTCATTATCTAATCGATATAAAGGCAATTAATCCAAAAGTGCTGGGTAACACTGTAAAAACTGCCCATTTTTTTCATAAAAATGCATAAAAATCATTGACTTTTATGTATTTTTGTCGTAATATTATAATATGAAACAATTAATTATACTATCATTATTCGCAATTTTTTCAACTGCTCAGGCATCATATACGGACAACGATGTTGTAGTAGCTACCATTATTTTAGAAGCAGGTGGTGAATATCATGTTGGAGCACTTGAAGCAGTTTATGAAGTAATAATGACACGAGCAGATAAGAGAAAGAAAACACCTGCTCAAGTATGTTTACAGAAATGGCAATTTTCTTGTTGGAACGGAATGGTTGTAAAAGACCAGATAGCAAAAGCAAAAGAACATCCACGTTGGCAGATTGCTCAAAATATTTTAGGAAAAGAAACTAACTATGTCAAAGGTGCAGACCACTATCACGCAGACTATATTGATACACCATATTGGGCTAAATCAATGAAAAAAACTGCTGCCATTGGCCGCCATATCTTTTATAAATAACTTATTATGGAACAATACACAAAATACTTAAAAGATAAAAAAGTCATCTTTGGATTAGTAGTAGTTGCTGCTATTCTATTTAACACAATCAAAGGATGTGGTTCTTGTGAAGAAAAGTCATCTTGTGACTCAGACCAAGCGATGCACCATATCTGCACTCCATCATGTAATCATGGTGGCGTTTAATTAGAACGGAGAAATATTATGATATCATATATTATAACATTCTTGCTAGGATCGCTTGTAGGCGCATTAGTAGCAAGAAACAATATCAAAAAGGTGAATGCGCTCGTAGATGAAGCTAAAGAACTTGCTGAAAAGGCAGAAAAAGAATTAGCTGAATTAAAAGCAAAAACCAAAAAACCAAGAGGAAACACAAGAAAGCGTAAGTAATGGAAGGCGCAGTAACAGCTTGGGAAAACCTCTCATACCTAGACGGAATACTCTTTACAGTATGGTTAGGTATTTTATATTATGGCAAGTGTTGGTTAGATAATTATTTCAAAAGAAAGTACGAAGAATCTAAATATTAAAATAGGAAATGTTTGGGCTAATCACAATGCTATTAAGCACATTAGGTGCGACAGGAATGGGCTCTATGCTCAAGATTGTTGGTGGATTAGTACAAAGCGCAAGTGATGCAAAAGAACAACAAGCAAAAAGAGAAATGGCCAGAGACTTGGCAATGTCAAACACAGACATCGAATTTCAAAAAGCCGTTTTCGGTGATGGGGGCGATAAAGACAGTAGTCTATTTACTCGTGCCACTAGAAGGCTTATTGCTCTTATCGGCATGCTCAACTTTGCAACCATCTCAATCATCTGTACCATCTGGCCAAACGTCGACCTTGTCACTTTCGTCCCACCAGAACAAGCAAGAGAAATCAAAGTCTTGTGGGGATTGTTCTCAATG